CGCTGCAGGAGAAAGAAAGATGCCTACAGCCCCCCCCCCCCCCCTACCAAAGAGCTAGGGAGCGAGCGCCGACCGACGTAGGCCGGCTGCAGGCTCATTTCGTGAGCCACCAGTGGTTCAGACTGCTGGATATGCATACAGTTACTTGCCGCCAGAGTCAGCCGCCTCGGCTACCGCTGACTTTTGCGATTTCCAGATGGCGTGCAGCTGCCAGAGGCGTCCATCAGGGATCTCCTCCCACTGGCTGACTGCCTGCGAGGTAACTCCAAGCCGCCTTGCTAGCTCAGCCCTTGACCCGGCCCACGCGACAGCCTCCGACAAGGTGATTACTGGTTTGTCCATGTACCAATTGTAAGCTTACTTTTATGATTCCAGCAAGCATACTTGATTTAATTGCGCGTACAACGGACGCCATGAACGAAGTCGGCGTGCGCATAGCCGAGTTGCGCGCAGAGAAGGCTCAGACACTTGCTACGGTCGCCAAGGCCGTGGGCGTGTCGGGCGCTGCCGTTCAGCAGTGGGAGGCGGGATCAAGCAAGAACATCAAACTCGCGAACCTGACTCGCCTGGCAGAACACTTTGGCGTGTCGATCAGATGGCTTGTGTCGGGCGAAGGCCCGCGACAGCCGGAAGAAGCTGGCACCGCCTTTGAGTCGCAGGCTCTTGCGCTGTTTCGCCAACTTGGCCCCGATGGTCAGCATGCAGCGCTTTCGCATCTCAACTGGATGGTTGCAAACGATTCAACGTCTAAGCAGGCAAGCGCCAGCAACCCCTACGCTGGCCTAAAGGCTCCAGTAAAGTCCACGAGCTAACGCTGCGCCTTACTGGCGCCAAACGCCTTCCAGGCGCTCCATGGCGCCTTTCCTCGGTTGACCAAAATCAAGCTTTCTTGTTTTTTTGCTTTTTTGATAAAGCATGCTTGACATACCCTGCCAATGTATTTAAGCTTACTTTACACCGCACTGACAGCGGCAGGAGAGAACGATGTTTGATCTGAACGCAGCACACCGACGCGCTTACGATGAAGTTTGGGGCGCCTTGCCGTCCAACGATCCCGTCCCGGCATTGTTTGCCGCCGGATATACGGTTGGCGCACAGGAAGACCTGGCGCAGTGGCTCATGGAAGAGGAAGTCTGCACGCCCGCCCAACTGGTGCGCGCAGTCCAGGCCGGCACTCTGGCCGCCTGGTACCACGAGTTCAGCAACGCCTGGGCAACCCGTCGAGCCTGGCAACTGAAGCGCCTGCACGCACTCGGCGAAGACATGTCCGATGCAACGGAGGGCTGGCAATGAGCACTCTGACTCTGCACACCAGCGAGCCGGTCAGCATCAGCACGCAGGACATTCACGGAGGCGTCTGTGCGCCTTTCCGTGTGCTGAAGGTCTCCGTTGTCTGCAACGACGGTCACCGCATGACTGTCGACATCTGTTGCCCGATTGACTCGACGCCGGACATTGACCTGTCTGCGCAGCAAGTCGTGTTGCGCAAGGAGGCGGCATGACTGCACGCCAACAGATTGAGCAGGCGGGCCGTGCGCCCGTGCTGGGCTGGTGCGACCAGCGCCGCAAAGGCCACCCGGTGAATCTCACCAAAACGGACATCCGCAAGACATGGGCAGCAGTCCAGAAAGTTCAGGAGAAACAGAAATGAGCAACTCGCATTCAACAAGGTACGGCCAAGGCTGGCGCGACTGCCAGCAGCAACAGCGGCAGCACGATGCCGCAGAGGGAATCATCAACGCGGCCATCTGGGGCGCTGCCCTGTGGGCGGTGCTGGGCTTGGTTCTCGTAACTTTGTGGGGAGTGATGCTGTGAAGGTCTATCAAGCAATTGCAGCAGTGGCGGCAACGATGGCAGAAGCCGGCATTGCAAAAGCCCGCAAGAATCAGGCGCAGGGCTACTCGTTTCGCGGGATTGACGATGTGTATAACGCGCTCGGGCCGGTACTGGCTCGCAACGGGCTGGTTGTGCTGCCACGCACCCTGAGCCGCGAGTGCATAGAGCGCCAGACGGCAAAAGGATCGCCGCTGTTTTACGTCACCGTCGAAGTCGAATTCGATTTCGTGTCCGCAGAAGACGGCAGCAAGCACACCGTCAAAACATACGGCGAAGCGATGGACAGCGCAGACAAGGCCACCAACAAGGCCATGAGCGCGGCTTACAAGTACGCAGCAATGCAGGCGTTTTGCATCCCGACAGAAGGTGACAACGACGCCGACGCACACACGCATGACGTTGCGCCAAGGCCCGCGCAGCGCGTCAACGACGCGGAAGCTGCACTCATCTTGGACAGCCTTAGAGAAGCTGCTGTAGACGGCCTGGAAGCCCTTCAGGCGCGGTTCAAGTCCATCCCCAACAGCCCGACAAAGACCGCCGTCTGGACGCAGCACCAGGCCGCATTGAAATCAGCCGCAGAGAAGGTGCCAGCATGAACACGCAAACCTATCCCAACAAACCGATGCGCAGGCGTGGCGATGTTTTCCGTAGCGATGCCACCGGCGCGTTGCGCAACCTCGTTGATGTAGTGCGGCGCAGAGATGCCGACTATGTGATGGCGCACCAGTGCAAGCCGGCAACGGACGAAGACTTAGGCCGCGCGCTGTGCCGTGCAGAAGATGCGTTGGACGAACTGGACGGGCGGCTGTGAACGACGCAGAGAAGTCTGCGTTCCTGTCGGCTCGCTGCGGCAAGCTCACGGCCAGCCGCATGCATCAGGCGCTGGACATGACGGCGAAAGGCGCTGAAGGCGCAAAGCGTCGAGCACTGAAGTACGAAATTCTTGCCGAGCGCATCACCGGCGACACGGTGCCGCACTTTGTCAATTCGTTCATGCAGTGGGGCATTGAGCAAGAGCCTGCCGCGAAGTCGGCATTTGAACTTGCAACGGGTCAGCTGATTACCCCGTGCGGGACGATTGACCACCCAGAGATTGATTTGTTTGCAGCAACTCCCGACGGGTTCCTGCCTGGCGGCGTAATCGAGTTCAAGTGCCCGCAGACGACGACGCATGTTTCGTGGCTACTGGCTGGCGGCGTACCAGACCAGCACAAGCCGCAAATCCTGGCCCAGTTGGCATGCACGGGCCGCGAGCATGCGGTGTTTGTCTCTTTCGACCCGCGTGTGCGTGATCCTCGCAAGCAGTTGCACATCGCTGAGTGGACGCCTAAGCGCGAAGAGGTCGAAGAGATCGAAGAACACGCCCGCAAATTCCTTGCGGAAGTGGAAGCAATGTTTGAACAACTAACGGAGAAAGCATGAGCACTCAGTTTGACAACAACAACACCGGAGTTATTTCCAAAAACCTGCGAAAAGAAGCGGACACGCATCCGGACGTGAAAGGCCAGATCACCGTAGAAGGTGTTGAGTATTGGCTAGATGGTTGGCAGCGACAGCGCAACGACGGCACGGGTTCTTTTTACTCGCTGCGGGTTAAGCGCAAAGACGCTCCTGCTGCTGCGCCCAAGCCCTCACAAAAACCCGCACCGCGACGCGCGCAAGAAGACGAAGACATCCCGTTCTAGGCAGACCCGGCGAGTCATGGCAAGGCGGGGTCACGCATGGCGCGGCATGACTAGGCAGGCGTGCCTTGGCGCGGCTCGGCAAGGCACGGCAAGGACTGGCGAAACAAGGCAGGCGTGGCTGGGCAGGGCGGGGCGAGGCGAGGCGACACCCGGCGCGGTGAGGCAGGCAGGGCGTGGCTTGGATCGGCGCGGCAGCGCAAGGCCCGGCGAGGATTGGCAGGCAAGGCGGGGCGAGGCCAGGCAAGGCGCGGCGGGGCGAGGCAGGCATGGCAGGGCGGGGCCGGGCTCGGCATGGCGCGGTGAGGCATGGCAGGCCGTTTTCAGTGGTCAGGGACAGCCCTGACCGATGCGAATGGCGCATCAACTTAGGAGAGAGTGACAGATGGCTACGACAAAGAGTACCGAAATCGAAGTCCCGGAGATTCGACGCGAGCGACTCACCGTCAACGTGCTTGGTCGCACCCCGCTGATTCTGAATCGACTCAGCGAAAAGGTGCTGCATGAGCTGCTAATGCCGAAAGGCCGCAAGAACGCGGCAGAAAAGGCTAGCAGCTTGAAGCATGACCCGATGGCAGAGTTTCGCAGCTCACCGCACCGGATCAACGACGACAGCGCCGCAACCTTGCTGGCTATGCCAAGCACCGCATTTAAAGGCGCGCTCAGAACAGCAGCAATTGATGTGCCCGGCGCAGCCAAGTCGCAGATCGGCCGGCTGACGTTTATCGAGGGCGAATACATCCAAATCTTTGGCGTCCCCAAGGTTCTGATGACGCCCGTGCGCAGCGCCGACATGAACCGCACACCGGACATCCGCACCCGCTGCATCGTTCCGCATTGGGCCGCAACGATCCATGTGCATTTCGCGTCGTCAATCATTAAAACCACAAGCATCGTCAACCTGCTGACCCAGGCCGGGTTAACGATCGGTGTGGGCGATTGGCGTCCGGAGAAAGGCAGCGGAACTTTCGGCCAATTCGACATTGGCATGGCCGAAACCGATCCGGCGTTTGCGCAGGTTGTGAGTACGGGCGGCAGGGCTGCGCAGATTGCGGCAATGGATGACCCGCAGTGCTATGACGATCAAACCGAGGAATTGATGGGCTGGTTCGATGTCGAGGTGAAGCGTCGCGGATTTAAGGTGGCTGCGTAATGGAAACGATCAGCGAGTGGCTAGACGAGATTGAGCGCGAGCGCCCCAACATTACACCAGACGAACTGGTGGAGTTGGCGCAAGACCCCGACTGTCCGGCGCACAACTGCTTTGAGTGGGACAACGAAAAGGCGGGGCACGCACATCGCGTGTGGCAAGCCCGCACTCTGCTTTCGCGCAGGGTTGTCATCACCACCGACAGTTACTCGCTGACCGTCCCCAGGTATGTGCGCAACCCCGAGGCGCAACCGTCAACGCAAAGTTATATCGCCACCCGCTCTATCAGCGTTGAGGACTTGCAGCACCAGACACTGGCGCAGGAGTTTGCACGCGCCCGTGCATTGCTGGAACGCACGCGGGAGTTGTCGCGGATGTTTGGGCTGATGCGCGAAGTGGACGAGATGGTGGAGCGCCTGGGGTTGATGAGCGCAAGGGTTGTGCGTCGCCGGCCAGATGAGGATGGGCTGGCGGCGTAAGGCAGGCGTGGTCAGGACAGGCGCGGCGCGGCGGGGCGGGCGGGGCGGGGCAGGCGAGGACTGGCATGGCCCGGTAACGCGGGGCACGGTGTGGCAGGCGAGGTGTGGCGGTGATTGGAAAGGAAAGGCAAGACATGGCGGGCACGGTAAGTCCATTCGACACGCGGCACCTGCCGCAGCTCCAAGAAGCATTCGGCAAGCAGTGGGTGCCGCATGCAGGCAGGCCGAAAAAAGCGCGCGACACGCTCACGCCTAAGCTGCGGGCCGCTGAGCGCCTGCTGCGAAACCACGGGTACGAAGTGCGGAAACCTGGTGAATGAGCTGGCTTTATTCGCAGGCGCTGGCGGCGGAATACTTGCCGGAAAGTTGCTCGGATGGAGAACCGTCTGCGCCGTCGAGTGGGAACCCTACGCAGCTTGCGTACTTGCCGCCCGACAGAATGACGGCCTTCTCCCGCCTTTCCCGGTTTGGGATGACGTTCAGACCTTTGACGGAAGACCATGGGCGGGAATTGTTGATGTCGTATCTGGCGGCTTTCCGTGCCAGGACATCAGCATCGCCGGGAAAGGCGCAGGCATCACCGGAGAGCGCAGCGGAATGTGGCGACACATGGCGCGGATCGTTGGCGAGATTCGACCGCGCTACGTCTTCGTGGAAAACAGTCCAGCACTCATTACTAGAGGACTTGGAGTCGTCCTCGGTGACTTGGCCGCGCTCGGGTATGACTGCAAATGGACAGTGCTGGGAGCTGCCGACGTTGGGGCGCCGCACCAGCGCGACAGATTCTGGCTTGTGGCCCACGCCAACAGTCTGCGGGAACTACAACCGCAAGGGAGCATCAGCGACCAGTGGCGACGGGTTGGCGACTGCTGTGCAGAAATGGCCGACGCCGACTGCGCGTTGTCACAAGGGGGGGGGGAATTCCATGACACGCAAGGATGGGAAGAGTCGTTCCGACATGCTCGACTGGGTGGTGGAGTACCAGACTGGTATGCGTCTGAACCCGGCGTGGGTCGAGTGGCTGATGGGGTGGCCGCTCGGGTGGACAGACTTAAAGCCCTTGGAAATGGACAAGTGCCAGCCTGCGCAGCAGCAGCATGGAGACTGCTAACAGAATGAGATACGCAAAGGTCAACGCCAGCGCGCTGGCGCGGATGATGAAAACGCTGATGGACGACGAAGTGTCGTCACGCGAACTAGCAGAGAAGACCGGGCTGTCGTACATCACGATCCTGCGCTACATCGCGGCGCTACACAAAGAGAAGGTTGTGCACATCGTGGAGTTCCGGCGCGACAGGCTTGGCAGGCCGTGCGAGCGCGTATTTGCGTTTGGCAATGCCAAGGATGTGAAGCGCGTGCCCAAGACTCCACTGCAGATGAAGCGCGAGAGCCGTGCTCGGCTGAAACAGATTCGGATGAATCAGATGCTCGCAGGGAGGTTGGCAGCGTGAACGATACGAATCACTCGAAATTATCAGAGGACGATAATTCGCCTAACTCTCCTATGAGCAACTTACTGAGAGCCGCAGCCGTTAGAGCCTTGCGAAACATGCAAACCATCAGACAAGGCGGTCGATGGCCCGGAAGAGATGCTTACATTCGCACACTTTGCGACGAATCAATTGACGCGATATACGACGCATTGGACAAAGAGACGGTGCAACACATGCACGGGTTGGGCTGTTGGAGTTGGGGGCCGGCGCATTACCTATGTGCGTGCGCAGAGATTGCGAGGCGGCGCGGATGGCATGCGCAAAGCGGGCAGGATCAAGCCAAATGAGCGAAAACACGTTGATGCCAGCCGTGGCCGGGACTGTCTACTGGCGCGATCCGGTCATTGAGCCGCCACCGCGAGGCGTGAAGCTGCTGGTGCTGACATCAGGTGGCGTGACTGTCATCGGGGACTGGGTGACCAACAGCAACTTTGTGGCCTGGTCGCCGATGCCGAAGAAGGAGCCTGCAAAATGAGCCTGATGCTCACCGCATACCTGATGGAAAAGTACGGCCCACGTTTGGGCACCGATGAACTGGCAGAGGTACTGGGCATCAGCCCGCGCACGCTTGCGAACAAGGTCTACAGGTGCGAAGTTCCGCTCCCTGTCTACAAGGATCAAGGCAAGGTTTGGGCTGACTGCAGGGATGTTGCCGAGTACCTGGATGCTTGCAGGGCTAAGGCGAAGGCAGAAGCAGAGTGAGCCAACATTCTGTCGAACAAATGTGGGAGGCGCTGGCCGCTTACCAGCGCTATGCGTCATTGCGCGGGTACGGCGAACATTGGGAAAGGATGCTCATTGCCCGCAGCGAGACTGATTGCTATCAGGTCAGCGACGCCGCTTGGCTGTTTGCAATGACTTGGCTAGACGAATCGTCTTATGATGCGCACGAAGCAGTTGAGTGCGTTTGCGGCTCGTTAATGGCAGGTACCGAGAAAGCAAAACGATCTTACAGGCAAGATGCTGCGTCGCTAATTCTTACTGCAATTGAAAAACACGACAGCAGAAAGCTAATACTCAGTTTTGTCGGAGCCAACAACTAAGGCGATGGCAGAAGCGACTCAGGCTTGAGTTGGGTGTATCTCTTCAGCATTGCCCATGACTTGTGCCCGCTCACCAGTGCAACCTGCTCAATGCGCAAGCCGGACTCAAACAGCCGGCTGATGCCTTCGTGCCTAAGGTCGTGGAACACCAAGTCCTCAACTTTCGCCACCCGGCAAGCCAGTAAAAAGTTGTCGCTGACCCACTCGGGGATTACGGGAAACACTCGGTCATCAGTCTTGGGCTGACGCTGAATGATTGCCAGCGCGTCGCCCAGCAGCGGGATGCGCTCATCGTTGCCAGCTTTCTTGCGCGGGTCTTTGCGATCGTGAATCGTCAGCATCCGCGCACCGACGTCAACGTCCTGCCAGCGCACGCGGACGATCTCGCCACGCCTCATGCACGTTGCAATTGCGAAGTCGATGATGTCGCGCAGCAGCACCGGCGCAGCTTCACGCACGGCAGCAAGCTCATCAGGCGTCGGCCTGCGATCTCTTTCTGTGCCTGGGCCAATCAGCCCAAGGTGCGTCAGCAGCGGTCGCGCCTGGCCGACCAGGTCCGGAAAGGTTTCGCCCAGGGCCATGGCCGAATACTTCAAGACCGTCCCGAGCTTGCTGATCTCCATGCCGATCGTGTACGACCCTGCGCCTGTCTTGCCGCGTCGCTGGCAGTAGAGCGCCAGACGTTGCGGCTTGATGCCAGCGATGACCTCATCACCCAGGTCGCGCTCAAGCCAGCGCAGCATGTAGACCTCGTTCGATTGCGGCGCGATCGGCCTGGCGCCTTCGTCGCGCAGCTTAATGTACTCGGTGATTGCATCGCCAACCGTTGCGCCCTCGGTCGACTTCACGACTGCGCCGCGCTCGATGTCGGCCTCGGTTTGCCGTGCCCAGCGTTCAGCGTCTTTGCGGCTGGCGAACGTCTTGCATAGCGTTTTGTTACCCTTCCTGCGAACAAGCACGCGAAACGTGCCCGCAGCGGTTTGCACAATGCTTGCCACGCGTATCACTCCTGATATGCCCCGATATCAAAAGTATCGCGGGTCTAGTGAAACGGAATGATACGGGAAGGTTCAAAGTGTGTGTTTGTGCGGGTTTCTGGTTATACTTGACATCCTTGCCTCCGTAGCTCAGTGGGACCAAAGCCGAGCATTTATGCGGCTCTTCACCCCCTCGTATCACTTCCCGTATCAAAAATGAAACGGCCCATCACTTTTCTGTTGACTGGTTACTAGTAACCATCTAATATTCACTCATGCGCTGCACGACGCGGCGCGCCAAACGGAGAGCAACATGGCACTTACAATCGAAAACAGGCTTGCGATTTACAAAGCACTGGAAGCCGAAGAACGCAAAGCATCGAAGATGTTTGACAAAGCTGCCGCTTACTACGACATCACCCCTGATGGCTACGGCGGCACCGCAGAGCGAGAAGCGGCATCGGTAATGATGAGCCTTCGAAAAGCTCAGCTTGACGCAGCCCGTGCCGTAGCGACCGAGTATTTCAACACCTACATTTGCGAGGCAGCATGAACAAAACCGAATCCCTCGGTGCGCAAATCGCAGCCTTACTCACCGAGATGAACGGATTGCGCCGCGCTAACGGCGCCCTTCCAAGCCTTGCCAGCAAAAACGGCAAGCGGTTCGCTGAACTAGAGTTTGCGCTTGACGAAGTCAAGCACGCATTGAACAAACGAAAAGCAGGAACGAAAACAAGATGAAAATGCTTACACAACTTGATCGCGTAAATCTTGGCGGCAAGCAGTACAGCGTCAGGACACTGAACGATGGCAGCGTCGAGATTTTTACGCAATGGGAAGGCTTTGACGTTTCAAAGCGCAGTTTCGTCAATCAACCATGCATTCTGCGCAGCGCATACGTTTCGCCTAGTAGCAGGCTTGGTCGCAAAGTGCTTGCAGCAAGGGATGCGGCGCATCCTCGCCCGCTGCGCGAGCGACTCTGCACTCCCGTCAACATTGAAACCGCAGGCCATTTATTGGCAAGTAATGAATGAAGCCTGACACCCGCCCATCAGCCGGCCGCGTAGCCGCCCACCGTGCGCGGCTGCGCGAGCAGGGTCTGCGCCCCTTAGAAGTGTGGGCCTACCCAGAAGATCACGCGCGCATCAAAGACTTTGCCCGGGAGATCAGTCGCGCGAGTGCCACCGAAGCCGACGACGCAGTTGAGCAATCGCTTGGGCCTGCAACTGACACACCCGCGGCTCGGTGACGCCCAGCACCTCTGCGATCTGCTTAAGCGTCATGTCGTGTTCGCAGCGCAGCATTAATACCTGCTGCTCGCGAGCCGGCAGTCGCTCAAGCATTGCCGCGAGCGCTTGCATAGCTTGCTTGTGAGCGAGCACAGACGACGGGTCAGCAGACGCGCCCGCGCGCTCGATGTCGTCGAGGCTCACCATCTCGCCGACCGCGTTGCCGTTCGCACGCTGACCGCGGCGCACTGAGCGCGGCACCCAATCATCACGACGCAGCTCGTCGAGCATCGCGCCGCGTGCGCGCTTGATTGCGAACCCCTCGAAGGGCACGCCTTGCGACGGGTCAAACCGACAGCGCGCGTCGATCAACCCGATCATTCCCGCCTGCACTAGATCGTCGACCTCAATGTTCGCGGGCAGTCTTGCCTTAAACCGCCGGGCGATCGCACGAACAAACGGCAGGTATTGAGCGACGTCGACATCAATCAACAGGTCGCGATGATCTGATCATCGCCAGGTAGTCGGCGCCCTCTTGCGGGTCCCACCAAATTTTGATCATATCGGGATGGGTTTCGGGTAGCCGCGGGTCGATCACAGTCATCGCCGCAGGCCCGAGCCGCTGATCTCGAAATCCTTTCTCCATCGCGTAGCGGTCGAACACTTTGTAGCTAGCGACCTGCAGCGCATGGCAGACGCGACCTGTCTCTGCGTCCTTGATCACACCATAGCCGCTGACGTGCCGGTGACCGCTGACCGCGAGGTGATCGCGCGCGCCGAACTGCAGCGACCTCATCTGCGAGTGCGCCGGGTTGTACATCGAATGCCCTGCGAAGTCGTGTCTTGCATTGACGATCACCCGTCGCTGATTCGGAAAGCGCAGCTCCAGGCGAGCAGCGCTCGGCTGATACAGTGCTTTTGACTGGCGAGCAATGAATCGAATCGGGTCGCCTGCGCCGCTCCACGCGTCGTGATTGCCCCCAAGCATGTAGAGCCAGCGGGTCCGACTAATAAACCACTCAGCCAGCTTCCACGCCTGGCTCGCAGACGTGCTCTGCTCCGCGTAAAGCTTTGCCAGCCGGCCGACCCAATTATTCGTCGTGTCCCCAACGTTTGCGCCCCACACGCCTGAAAGCTTTGTCAGGTCACTGTGCTTGCGCAGCAGCTCCAGGTCAGTGCCATCATCATCGACGTGCGGGTCGCCAAAGTGCAGGATCGCGATCGGGCCAGGCAGCGATACAGTCACCGCTATTGACTTAGTCGCATCGTGCGACTCTCGTTTTTTTGCAAACTGCTTGATGCGATGCTCGACAAGGTCATCGACCGGGATGTCGTCGTCAGGCAAGTCAGCGATTCGAAACTCGGTCGGTTGCTCGGTCTTCGTCAGGATCGACTCGCCACGCTGCAAAGCAGGAAACCCTAAAGCACGAAGCCGATTCGCAACCGTGCGCCGGTGTACATCAAACTCGGCTGCGATCTTACTTGTCGACCCGTTGTGCCTTGCATACGCGTCGCGCAGCTCAGACTCGGTGACTTTTCGTTGCACCATCAGATTGATCTCGTCCAGTAAATTGAGTCGGGCAACGCCCATGGAACCGTCGGCCAATAAGGCCGAAAGCCGCAGGCGATAAGGTTTCGAGCGGAAGGGTAATTTCGCGCGGTCGTGTCGCTGATTGCCACGCGCGCACCGATGCGCCTGGCGTGCGCGATCCGCGCGTTGATCATGCGACGCTGCAAGCTGCGCCCGCGGGCGACAGGCAGCACGCCAGCGCGTGCCAGGTAGACCGCACCAGGCCATGAGACGACCGGGTTCATGCCCGCGAATCCGACGGCCGCGCCGTCTTCGTCAAGCGCAAGCCACCACCATTTGACCCTCGACGGATGCAATGGTTCATCGCCTGGCAGGCATACGGTCTGCAGATCGATCAGCACTTGCTCGTTGCCGATCACCCTGCAGACGCGGATCATGGGGTGAGCCGCGCGATCTCAAACTCCGCGGCGCGCACGCAGTAGCGACGCTCGATCACGCGGATCAGATGCAGCTCGGCAAGCCGCGCGAGCATCATCGCTCGGCCTGCGCTGTCTGCAGCGTCGGCGATCTCGTTGGTCTTGAGCAGCGCCCGAGCCATTTGCGCTGATCGAATCGAGCGCGCGAGCAGATCATTGATCGTCGCGATCGTTGCTACCGTGCCGGCTTCGATCTCGCCGATCTGGTCAATCATTGCTTCACCTTCAAGTCGGCCGGCACGCTGCGCAAAGGCGCCGGAATCGTGAGCAGCTCGATCGGTGGCGACGGGATGCTGCAGATCACTGGCGCAGGCGTGGCGCACCCGCAGAGCAGCAAAGACGCGAGCGCAGCGCGGATCATTTCTGCACCGCCGACACGATGAACGGCGCGACTTTCTCGACACTGCGCCCGACGACGTAGCCTGTCATCGCGTACTGAACAACGCTCCACAGCGCGAGCACTTCAGACTCAGACAGATCGGGCTGCGCGTACCCAAGCCAGCGCGCAGCAATCAGCGCAACAAACGTCAGCATCGTGATGGGGCGCCAGGACCGTGCAAGCCAGCCGACCCCAGCAATCGAATCATTCATTCGTCGCCCTCGTCACAGTCGAAACCCAATCGGCCAGGCCGATGACTTGCTCGCGGCATGCTTTGTGAGCCGCCTGCGCGTCGAGCATCCACTGTGCCGCGGCCTGCTCGCTCGTAGCGCCGTCTGCTGGCGCCTGCTCGTTGAGCGCAGCGACGACCGGCGCAGACAGGCACGCCGTGCTGCTGCTGGCCGTCGAGCGCACAACCTCGGCCTTCACGCGCGCCGTCTCTTTGATCTCTGCGCGCCTGCGGGCCAGGGTAGCCGCCAGACGCTCGCCAGCGGCGCGCGCAGCGCCCTCTGCCTCGCGTACCTGCGCCATTGCCTCGGCGCGCTCTGCGGCCGTTTTGACGCGTTCTGAGGCAGCGCCTTGCTGTAAGCCTAAAACGTAAGCGAACGCGTGCGTGATGACTACAAGCAGCAGGCCGAGCGCCGCCATCTGCATCTGCCCGAAAATCATTTCGACGCCTCGGTGCATTGCTTGAACTCTGCGCGTCTGCGGGTTACAAGACCCTGCAGCTCACGCCCGCCTGCTCGCGTCCATCGCAGCAGCTCAGCACACGCGCCCGCGTAATCGGGCGGCGTCTGCTGCAGGCGTTTCACTAGGCTCGACGAGCACGCTGCGCCGGTCCCGACGTTGTAGGCCCAGGAGGTGTACGCGTCCCACTCGGCTTGGTAGAGCGGCACGTCGCCGATGCAGACGCGCAGCCGTTGCTCATGCTCTGCGACGCTCGCGCCCAGGCGCACCAGCGCGCGCTCGACGGTTGTCGTATCGCCGCGCTTGACGCCTTTCGTCTCGCCGAACCCGATCGTCTGCACGCCGACGCCGTCGTCGTAAGCCTTTGACCGGTAGCCTTCATGCAGCGCAAGCGAGATCAGTGCCGCGCCACTGATTGCAAGTGCTGACGCGATGATTCGTTCACGCATCGTTGCCACCTTGCTGTTTCTTCGTTGCGACTTGCCACCACTTGAAGATCAGAAAGGAAATCTGCAGCAAGACATACAGCAAAGTCACAAGCAAAACGATATCGTTGAGCGTGTAGCCCGCAACCGTCAGGCCCGCGACGACCGTCGGCGGCGTTGCTTTGGCAGCTTCCTGCACGATGTCGGCCTTGGATTGCATTTCGTCCTCACGAAAAAAAAGCCGCTCGCGCGGCTTGTTGGTTGATGTGCTTGCGGGTTACCAGTCGGCAGTCGCGTCGTACTCGATCACGTCATCGATTGACGTCAGAGCTTCGACCTCTGACTTTTTCTGCCAGCTCACCTGATAGAGCGCGGTGCCACGCTCAACGATCGCGTTGTTCAAGCCGACGATGAACGCGGCGTCTGCTGGGTGGTCGATGTTGTCGAAGTCGCGCCACACAAAGCCTGCTGGCGGATTAGTGCCGGCGGCGATTGTGTTCGTCCACGCTTGCACGTTGCGCTGCCCCAGCTCGTCGGCGTCGAACAGTGCGCCGTCGTAGCTTATCGGCTCGTTGTTCTTTGACTCGCGGGCTGCAGATATTTGATCGAGCTTCACGCGCTTGTACCAGGCCAGCGTTTTAGCCTCGACCCATCTGCGCGTCGTCTGATCCCATGCCCATGTCGCGCTGTCGCTGTCGTCCGGCTTGTCTGGTTGATAGTCAACAAGCAAGCCGGTTTCGATGTCGACTCGCTGCGCCTTAGTGTCGACCTTGTCTGACCATGCGCCCATGCCGTCGGGCACGTTTGCGTCGACCCATTCAGCAGGCCCGCCTAGACTTTGACCACTGAACAGACCGGTCTGCAGATCGTAAAAATAGGCGGTCTTGTTCATCGCTTGATGACCTCGGCGCGGACTGTAATGCCGTAAAAACTGCAATTTAAATACTTCGACCCGTCCCAATTTGAACGCGTTGCGCTCAAATAAACTCGGTAAGTATTTCCAGCGACCAGCGGTCCTTCAATCTTTAGGACCGCGGAATTCTTTACCCACGACCCCGCGCTTGGTGGAGCGCACACGATTGTGAAATCCGCATTCCCGGCGAACAATGTATTCGTTGTGACGTTACGGCACAGAAAGTTGACAACCACGTCCTGATCACCGAAAACAGTGTTATTTGTAAATTCGAAATAAGCGAAGCAAGTCAAGTTTGCGGTCGCTGAAAGAGTGGCGTCGACCGGCGCAACAAAATCAGGCAACGTGTAGATTGTCGCGCCCCCTGGTTGCCCGGTCCCGACTGAAAACTGATATTGCTCGACCCCCGACCGATACACCTGCGTCGCCGCGTTCTCGACGATCAACCCTGTCGACACGTCATAGACCGGCCCATCGACCCACGGAGACAGCTCGGTCTGCGTAGCGCCGGCGCGGCCCATGTAGAACATCGTGCCAAAAACGTAAGACTCAGCATTACCCCCGCCTGTCTTGCCGTTTTTTCGAAGAAACAGCATCGCCTTTGAAATTGGCAGACCGTTGCCGCTCAAAGTTGACGGAACGGTAAAGAACCCGCCGATACGCGCGCCCCACCCGGCTAAAGTGGTGACCGGCCAACCGTCATTTGATTTGCTCGCGACAATAATTTCGGTGGCGTAGTTGTCTAGCCTGTCGTAAAACGCGACCTGTAAATATGCGTTGCAATCAATCGGCTGGACGTACCCTGACAATTCAAAGCGCTCACCTGGCTGTACGTTTGCCTGGTTGTCAGGAATAACCCGAAAATACAGGTCGACAACCCCATTACCGGGCCGATACCCTGTTTCTTGCATCCAAACGGTTCCAGAGCCAGCCAGCATCCAGTCTGGAAGGTTTATATTTTGCGCGCTGCCAGTGAAGTTGACTCCGGCATTTCTGTTTGTACCTGTAAACCCTTGGAAGTCCCACCCGCTAATACCCGCAAGCAACTGAGAATTCGGGATCAGATTGTTCGAGTTGCGCGTCGCGATGATCGAATTCGACCCGCTGACCGTGTGCGCCAGATACGCAAACTCACCGAGCACGCCCTGCTGATTGACGGTGCGTGCGCGGAACACATACGCAGAACCAACCGCGACCGGCTCGATCACGCAGCTCGTCGAGTTGCCGGCTTGCATTGCGTATGCAGAAAACTCGGTATCCGCGCCCGACTTGTACTGCACCTCGATGAAGCCGCCGGTGAGCACAAGCGGATTCGTCTGCGCGTTCCATGAGACCTTCACGCCTTGCACCGCGACGCCGTCGCTTCGACGTCTGGCATAGAGCGCGCCGCTCGTTGCTGTCAGACCGATGACCGCAGACCGCGCCCACGGATTCGGCAGGTTTGATGCGACCGGTGGCGGGAACGATGTCGACAGCGTGTAGTCCCACGAATAAGCCGCTGCGTCGTCTGCACGCAGCGTCAGCTCGACCACACCCGGCGCGGTCCACTCCCAACCAACAACCATAAACGTCCGCGCCGACCAGCCGAAGCGCGACAGCGTGACGCTCACTCGGTCGAGCACCTGCAGTGCGAATGCCTGGCGCAAGTTGCACCGCAGCCTCGCGGTCGTCTGCCTGCGGCCACGCTCAAGATGCAGACGCGCAAGCCGCTGCGCAGTCGACACCGAGCGGGTCATCGGCAGATTGAGATTCGTCCAAAGCGTCGCGCCGTCCGCCGTCGCGTAGGTCGACGACGACGTGGGTGGGTAATCGACCGAGATGTATCCGTCCGACTGGTTAACGAACGTGCCGCGCACTGCGTTGTACAGGTCCGATCGCGGCGTCGTCGGCGTTGAGCTGACGTAATCGATAACGTCGTCAGCGGTCAGCGTAATCGATGGCGCGGTCCACGTCCCAGGAACAATGCGCCAAATACCCTCAGACCACGACATCGAACCACTCATGGACGACAGGATTGCATCAATCGACGCTTGTGGCGTTTGCGTCAGCTCGATCACCCCATCACAAGAGAACCGTCTTTCGGTTACGCTGCCTCGCGTTATCGCGGACACACCGAAGTCTGCCGCAGCGGGAACGCCCGCGCTTGCCACCAGTACATCACAAGCATTAGCAGCGGCGTTGAAGTTGGTTGCTTCAAAGTCGCTCGACGACGCGCCGACGTAGGTGATCATGTAGTCGCGCAGCACAAGCGCGGGATTCGACGAAAACGCCGTCGTATTAGTCCGCGGGTCAAAGAGTTGTTTGCCGCGCAGCCGCACCTTGATGTTGCCCACGCCGCTGGGATAAATCGACGGGTCGCGCACCATGACAAGGTAGAGATAAGCAATCCCCTGGCCTTGGTGCAGCGTCGTGATTTTCGCCGGGAATGTCGCCTGCAAGACCGAGTCGACAGCCTGCGTCGTTGATCCCAGGTGAGGGATCAATCGAAGGAAAGGTGTTCCGGCCGACGTTGTGTAGTCGACAGCCACGCGCCCATTTAGGTGACCTGATGCCGTACCGGAAATCGTTGTGCCGACAACTGAGTAAGTTACCGGCACCGGTATCGGGTCGTCTGGGTAGTAAGCGGTGACACTGACAATTGTCGCGCCGTTAGGAATCGTTGCCGACCAGACGCCACTTGCATTGGCGTTAGCCTGCACGTTGCCTGCGTTGGTCTTGTCTGACTTGAAGAAATTGCCCGACGTCACCCACCCGTTGCCGTCGACGCTCGCAAGGCCCGCCGGCCGGTCGTCGATGTAGACCTCAAGCATCGAATCGATCGGACCCTCGCACAACGCAAGCACGATGTGCAGCTCGTTGTTCGACGTGCCAGTGCTGTCTGCAAACGCGTAGGTGCCGCCAATGATTGACTCACCATAGACAACGCGCCGCGGCGTCGTCGCACTGCGCACCGACACAAGCTGATCAGCGCGTTGCTGCTGCGCCGCCCTGTCAGCGTTGCGCCGCGCGTCGCGCGACGCCACTGCCCCGATGACCGCGTTGCCGGCAAACGACAGAATCGCGCCGGTCGCTGCGATCATTGTCGAGGTCGCAGTCGTGACACCAAAAAGAATAGGCGCCGCATAAGGAGCGACGACAATTGACGCGACTGCGACGATCAGGCCAAGAAAGCCAAGAAAGCCATTACTCATGTCTGGCCCCACTTGATCTGGGAATCACGCGCAAGTGTGGAGACACCTTCTAGCAACAAGTCGCCAGGGTATCGGGCCTTCTGGTCTGCATCGTTGTAATAGCCGCCAGGCGCGCGGCCCAATCGCGCAAGTACATTCTCAGTTGAGATTCGGATCGTTGCGGGTGAGCCGTCTTGAATGGTCATCGTGTCCATTTGCCCGCGGTACAGCAGGCGACCTTCGATGATCCCGTAGCCGCTATCGAGCGGCGCAGCCCACACTCGGCAGGCTCGGCCCTGATAGTTTTCATTCTGAGCGGTCGAAAGGTAGCCGGATGGCACGCCTGAAATCGTGATCGCCAAGCCGATCGACTGTGTGTCGTTCTTCTCAGTGATCGGCTCAAGCTCGATCAGGTTTCCAGTGCCGAGCCATGTGAACCCGTCCCAGATCACCGACTGAAACGCAGTGCAAAACCTTACCGTGCCACTGTCGAAGTCGAGCTGACAAAACGTCAAGATGCGAACGTTCGACGACGCGAGTGCGGTCTGCGCCGTTGCGGACCATGCCCTCATCAGAGCACCTCTTGCAAATCGATCGAGATCGACTCAAAGGTTGCGAGGCTGCGCTCGAAACTGATCTCGTTTTGCGCGAGCACAAAATTCGCAGTGGGTTTGTCCCAGGTAATGATCGCGCCATCGCTGCGCGCCGCACGCACTGGCGGGTCGATCGTGACGTTTGAGAACACGCCCGAGCCGTTTGCGGTCGCGTCCTGCGTGACCGTATGAAGCTGGCCCGACATTCCGATCTTGTCACCTGCAAGCAGTGTGGCGCCTGCCGCTGCGCTTCTGATGCCAATCGTTCCAGCGTATTGCGACACGTTACCGTTTAGGACGGGCGACGATCGCATAGTGCCAAGTGGCGCAGGCCGGCGTATGTCCCACAACGACAGCGTGTCGACACGCGAGCGCAGTCGATGCACCAGGCCCTCGATTGCCGCGGCGTATGCTTCCGACGACGTACTGCGCGCAGGCCAGGTGATGCGCGCGGTCCAGAAACTTGAGCCTGCGAATTCGACGGTCTGCAGATAACCGGAGTACGGTGATCGCGACTCAGCAAAACTGCTTTTCAGCGTCAGGACAAACTGCGACGGCACGAACCCGCGCGTCGTTGGTAGTGTGATCGCCGCCATTAGGCCCTCGCGAATGCGCCGCCGCGCCGCATGCTTTCCATGATGTCTGCCTTGGTCTGCTCGCGCGTTGCGTTCAGTGCCTGCATGACTTGCGACGCAGACACGCCTGGCGCGATGTTGTAGGTCAAATAGACCGAGCTGCCGCCGAGCGCGTGATTCGGGATAACCGTGCCGGCCGATTTAGGCACAACAAGCTCGGGGCCTTGCTCGCCGACAAGGTAGGGGTGGCCGGCTTCCATTGGCCCGCCAGATGCAAGTGGTGCGATACCAGAAGCCAGCGCAATAGCTTCAGCGCTCGGCTTAGTAAATAGGCCAAGCAAGCCAGCCAGTCCACCGGATCCGCTTACAGCTTTGTCAAGCGCGCCCATCAGAGGCTTAGTGATCTGCGTGCGCAGAAGTATCTTGGTGATGTCAGACAGCAGGCCTTGCAGCACTTGGCGTGCAGACCCGCCATTCACAACGATCGATTCAAACGCCGATTCAATTGGGGCAAGCAAGTCTTTGGCTGCGTCTTTCGTGCCCTCTAACAGCTCTTTGACCTTGTCGATCTCAAAGCCAGCGGCCATGCCAGCGTCCTGCAATTCCTTCAGGTACGCTTTGACCTTGTCTTTGTCGGTCGTGCCGTATAACTCGTCGCGCGCTTTTTGTAGAAGCGCAGACCCTTGTAGCGCGATTGAAGTCTGCTCTCTCATCGCGGTGATGGTCGCCAGTCGCTGACTTTCTGCGACATTAGAATCTTCCATGTCGTAGTTTTTGAGCGCGTCGGTTAACTCCTGCTGTATTTTCTTTTGCTCTTTCAGTAATCCAATTGCGCGAGCTATGTTTATAGCGCCAGAATCGTAAAACTCTGACTGCTTTGGCAGTGCCTGCTCGGCCAGTTTTAACTGTAGCTTTTGCTCTTCGTTGAAGTCTTGAAGCGTAGCAAGCTGATCAAGCATCGAGATGTAATTGCTGCGAGCGGTCGTGTCTTCTCGCTCGACCTTTGGCGGCTTTGGCGGCGTGATGCCACTGGACACTTTCGGTGCTTGCGGCTTTCGTGGCTCTGGAGTGTTTACCTTTTGGCCTGCGCCTGCAGCGTCGATTTGATTCTGCAGCGTTCCGTAATACTGCAAGTCACGCAGCTTTTGTTCGATTTGCACTTTAACGGCAGCGATGCGGCCCTCTGCTGCTGTACGCGCACCTCGTCCAAACGCTGATCCTTCACCGCTTGCGAGCTTTTGATCTTCAGCTACCTTGGCCTGAAGATCGGTTATTTCTTTCGTAACTCTCGCAATGTTGTCTGCAGGCCCACCGAGCGAAAGCCCGTATCTAAAAATAGCAGAAAAGAACCCGCCAGCCATCTCGCGGCCGACCCGAAATTGCTCGATCAGCTCGACCAACTTTGGAATGAGACCCATCGCGAGCTGCTGCTTGAATACATCGCTCTCATGCGACAGCTTACGGAATGCGTTCTCCAGCTTTTCGGCCTGTCCTGCCTGCTCCGTAGTGACGGTCGCCGCCTCGCGTGTCAGACCTGCCAAGTCTTTGAGCAGCGGCAAATACTCGCCGCCAGACTTACCCAGCAGAGCCTGCGCAATAGCCGTCTTGTTCGCGCCGTCTTCGTACTTGTTGAGAGAGTCTGCGATCTCTTGCAGCACCTGATCAACAGGCCGAAGGTTTCCGGCTGCGTCGCGCGTCTTGATGCCTAACGCATCGAACGCCTCGGCCGCTTTGCCGGTTTCCTTGTCGGCGCCGATCATCGCCTTGACAAGTTTTTCTGACGCAGCGGTGATCTGATCAAGCGTCACACCAGTCGGTGCGAGGGTATTGAAGATCGACGAGAGCGACTCGACGCTTGCGCCTGTTCTTTCTGCTGCGTCATCGAACGCCGAGAGCTGCGATACCGCGGTCTTGAACTGCCCAACAATCTCGCCAACGGTAAGCGCTGCACCGATTGCACCGAGCGCGGTCTTGACCGAATTGGCAGCAGCCGCCATGCGGTCAGAGTTTTCCTGCGTGATTCTTGTCGCCGCTTCCATGTCGGTACGCAGGCGCGCAACGTTTGCAGATAGCTCGACAAGCAATTGTCCGACGACAGCCATCACCGACCCCTGTGCAAACGTTCGTTCATTCCAGCCTCTGCCCTGCGTGCCATGTCAGCGCGCTCGGCTTCCTTGTGCTCGATCGCAAAGACCGCGATCCACTCGCTGAATTCTTGCGGACTAAGCGTCGCTTCTAGCTCGCCTACGGTGCGATGCAGCTCACGCGCCAGGCGAAACAGAAAGCGACGCTCAGGCCGCTCGATCAGTTTTTTTCGGTGTTTTCCTGCGCGAGCTTGCCGATGCCGCACACGCGCTGCGCGGCTTGGTAGAGCGCGAGCGTCGCCTCAAACTCTGACGCGCCCCAGGTCGACCACTGCTCTGTCGTCCAGAACGGCTCGCCCTCTGCGTCGATCACGCTGAGCGCGAGCAGCTTTGGCACTGCGTTTGACGGGTCAGAGCGCGCAGAGTCGATGACCTCAAACAGCAGATTCAGAGGCATCGCGCGCACGATGACGGACCCGCCCAGCGCGGGTACGTCGACCTCTTCCTGTTGCAGCGATGGCGCCGCAACGTCAGACCGGCGAAGCACGCCCATCAGGCAGTACCGCGGGTCAGATTCAGCACACCCGACATCGTGATTGGCGCCATCAAGTTGTCGCCAACCGACCCGCCGACAGGCTGATAGGTTTCGAGAATCGCATTCCCCGTGTATTTAGGGTTCGTCGCGGACACGGACGTATTCACACCGCGGATTTCGATCGGCACAACAGACCCAACAATCGAGAACAGGGTCGCGTCAACGGCGCTGGCTGCGTAGTCCTGGAAGAATTCGACGCTCAGGCTCCAGTCCTTGAGCGAGCCGATGCGGCTGCGTGCCGCGTCGCCCATTGCGGTGTCGTCCTGCATTTCAGACTTGTACGACAAAGTCACCGACTTGACGAAAGCCGACAAGTTGACTGAGTTGATTGAAACGTGAGCGTTCGTAAGTACCAGGTTAGCCATGGCAGCACCTCAAAAAAAAGCCCGCGCGAGCGGGCATGGACGAAAAAAAACCCGCCGAAGCGGGTTTGTGTTTTGTGTGGGCGGGTTACTTAGGCGAGGCCGACCGCCGCGACAAAGCTGATCGACGGCCCGGTGCCGGTCACCGTGTAGGACACTCGGTAATAAGTGTCAGTCCTTGGACCCGCGACGCTGGCGAACTGGAATTGGTTGGTGCCGACGCTGGCGGCCGAGAATGTTGTGACAGTCACGGGTGAAGTAAATCCAACGTTGTCATCGGACTGCACGACAACCGTGATCGCAGGCGAAGTACCGCTCAGCGTCAGCACATGCAGCGCCATGCACACAGTCTGCGAAGCGCTCGCCGCGCCAAGCAAGCACGCGGTGCCGGTTCCGCTTGCGCCTACCGTTGCATTCACCAACAGTTGCCCGCGCGCGATCGGCAGGCCAACACCCTCGCCCGCCATCGTGAACTTCGACAGCTCGCCGACTGTCGCGCTGTGAGGGGTGTAATCGCCCTGGCTCATTAGCCCGACGAATGCAGTGCTGCCCGCGGTCAGTGCGGCAGGCGCGATCGTCACCGGCACGTTTGCAAGGCCAACGTCAGCGAAAGCAAACGCGTCGACCGTGTCATTCCAAAAGCCCTCGCAGGCGAAGGCGAACTTTTTAAGACCGCCGGTGCGACTGCGCGATGAGTCACCGATCACCGTGTCGTCGAGCAATTCGGCAGCGGTGCCCAGGCTTAGCATATTCGCGTCGCCGGCGAGGTTGTACTCGGCCACCCACAAGCCGGCGTTAGTAAGGACGGTGTTTGCCATGCATCACTCGCGATAGAGAAAGATGAAATCTTGAGACGAGACCCGCGTGTCGGGTAGCCACTGCTCTGAGCCGATGGTCTGGCGACCGTCGTCGGCGAAGGCGTTGATAATCTCGGTGCCGCCGGTCGTGCCGTTGTACCAATCGAACGCGTCGAGTAAAGCTGCGTGCGTTGCAATCTCGCTTGTTGCAGTCGTCGCGATGACGGTGAACTGCACGCGCTGGCGCACAAGGTTGACGGCGTCGCCCATCGCTCGCTGTCGACCTTCGCCGCCGATCATGTCGAACACAACGTGCGGTCGAGTTGCATTAGCAGGCGCGACGCCGTTGTACATCCGATTAGCAATCGCGGCGACAAGGGTTGCGGTCGCCGCAGTCCGCGCGACGATTGCTGACTCGATCGACATCAGATGCGCCCTCTGTCTCTGCGCCACTCAAGGCGCTCGACGCCTTTGCGCGTCAAGCGCGCCACTTCCTCGACTGCGCTTGTCGCGGTCTGGTCGAATGCGCGGCGCATGAAGCCGCTCGGTCTGACGCCTGGGTGATGCACGATCTCACGCAGGATCGTCGAAATCAGCATCGACTTTTTCTTGCTTGCGCGAATGACGTGCGCCTTGGCACCAAACTCAACAATGTGCGCGTACCAGGCTTTTTTATTGCCCGCTACGACTTGCAGGTTTAGGTATCCGGTGCGCTTGTTCGTCCTGCGCTTAATCTTGATCGAGTCGCGAAGATCACCAGAGTCGACTGGCGCATTGGCTACAGCCTGCTGCTGCACGACCTTTGCGCCACCGCGCAGCGCCGATGCCATGACTTGCACCTCAAGTTTCACCGGGAATTGCTTCAGCGACTCAGCAAGCTCAGCCATGCCGCTCATCTGAACGTTAGCCATTCGTCAGGCCCTCACTTGCCATGATGCGAACCTCGCGGCTGCGCATGCCTTGTTCAAGCACAGCGCGGATGTCGAAAACCCGAGACTCGTAGAGAATGCGATACGAAGTCGCCGTTTTGCCGACGCCCCACTCGGGCCGATAGCGCATCGTGATCTGATGCGTAACCTCAGACTGCACGGCCTGCGCTGCGAACATCTCGCGCCCGCTCATCGGTCGGATGTCAGCGCGGTCGGTAAATAGGTCGGTCCACGTCGTTGACTGCTGGCCGACACTATCAACCGTCGATGACCGCGTCTGCACAGTCACGACCGACGATAGGTTTCCGGCTTTCATCAAGCCAGCTCGTTTACGACGTAACGCGCGAGCAGCGAATCGGCGAACGGGTTCGCCTCGACCGGCTTCTCAGAGTCTGCCTCGCGGTTCTCGTAGAGCGTGCCAGCCTTCAGCAAAATCCACGCCTTGATCGAAGCCGGGATTGTCGATGCCGTGTAGCCGCACTGGTACTGGATCGCAACCGCGTTGGTCGTAGTCAATGTCGCGGGCCAGGTGTAGCCGTATGCCGGGATGACCCAGGCACTGAGCTGCGACGCGTCAAGCGTGTAAGTCGATGCGCTGAGCGTCGTCAACGTGCCCGCGATGTTGACGTATTTGACCCAATCCACAGACGTGATCGGACCCTTTGGTATCTCAATTGAGTCAGGGAAGTCGTCGTAATAACGGATCATCGTGCGCGGCGCCAGTGATCTGCCAGTGAGTTGCTCGGCCTGCTGCCGTGCAGCGGTGATGTAGATCGAGATCATCGAGTCGTCTGTGTCGATGCCGATGCGCGAGTGCAGCTTGAACTCAGCGACGGTCACCGGCTCGACGCTCGGTGCGGTCTGCTCAATCAGTCCGATTCCCATTACTACCCCTTACGCACTGCGCCGATAAGGCGCGGTCGATGTTCTGTCTTGCGCTGCGCTAACGGTGCGCGATGTTGCCGCCGGCGCCGTGCGCATCGCGTGTACGTTTGCACCCCACGACCCGCCTGCGCCTGGCAGGCTTGGCAGCGTGAACACGCCGGCCTGCAGCCCGGTCGCGCTTGCGGTTCCCAACAGACCTGGCAGACCATTCGGCACAGACGCGGCGAAGGTTGCGGCGTTTGCCGCGCCGACCTTGCCCGTAATGATTGTCGAGAGCGCGACGGCAGACAGTCGGCCGGTCGCGACTGCAGCGCCGAGCGCGCCAGGCACGATGCTCGACACGAAGATTTGCGCGGTAGAACCGATCGCGACTGCGCCGCCAACATTGCCGCCGACGACGCCACCCGATCCAATACCCGCAGGAAGCCCCGTAGCGGCCGCGGCGCCGGCGTTTGCACCCAGCACCACCTGAGCCAGCACGGCAGCAGCCTTGCCCGTTCCTGCAGCGTTGCCGGCCGTTCCTGCGATAACGGTGGACACCGCAACGCTTGCGGTCAGCCCCGCGCCAGTTGCTGCGCCGACCGATGTCGTCACAAGCGTGGGCGCCGATATCGTTGCAAGCTGACCGGCAGCACTTGCTGCGCCGACCGTGCCCGCGATGACTAGCTGCGAGCCAACCAGCGCCGCTGCGCCGACTGCAGTCGCCGTGCCGACGTTGCCGGCGATGATGAGCTGCTGACTGATAAGTGCGGTCTGGCCTGAGCCAGTCGCCGCGCCGACGTTACCTGCGATCTGGTTGCCGGACAGAATGCCGGCTGCAAACCCGGCCGCGGTCGCGGTGCCAACGGCGCCAGCGACAACGGTCGACACAGCAACCGATGCGGTCAATCCGGCGCCGGATGCGGTGCCGGTATTGCCTGCTACAACGAGCTGCGATCCAATCAGCGCGACCTGGCCGGTTGCCGTTGCCGTGCCGACGCTGCCGGCGATCGCGTTGCCAGACAGGACGCTCGACGCTTGACCGGTTGCTGTTGCGGTGCCGACGCTGCCGGCGACGACGGTCGACACGCGAATCGATGCGACTGCGCCTGCTGCGGTCGATGTGCCGACGTTGCCGGCGATAACGACCTGCGAGCCAATCAGCACGGCCTGACCGGCTGCTGTTGCCGTGCCGGCGTTGCCTGCGATTGTCGTCGCCGACAGCACGCTCGCCGATTGACCGGTGGCCGCTGCCGCGCCGACGTTGCCGGCGATTACGACCGAAACCGAGATCGATGCGGTCGCGCCTGCAGCAGTCGATGCACCCAGGTTACCCGCGATCGTCTGAGCCACCGCGATCGATGCGGTCTGGCCCGCGGCTGCTGCGGCACCAAGGTTGCCGGGTATCGTGACCGCTGAGCTTGCCGCCGCGGACGAAGACTTAAGCTCAAGCCAGTAAAGACGCGTGGTTGCCATCTTGATCACGCCCCTTTCTGCATCATCAAAGCGAAGTTACTTTCAGCGTCGGCGTCCAGGGCCAGCTACTGATTACCGAATAATCGGATGGCGTAATCGAGAAACTGGTCTGAGCAGGACTCGGGAAACAGACTGTGCGTGCTGGTGGGCGAAAGATTTGCCACGGGTTTTTGGCAAGAGAGGCTATTTCGGCTGCTGTAAGTGCCCTATTGTGGACTAAAAATACTGCTGTACTGGCTAAGTCAGTATAACCACTTACGCCAACCCCGCCGATATTTAAGCCTGTTCCGCTTGTTCTTGTCTGTGCAGCGTTATTATTACTAGCCCTTAAAATACCGTTTTGCCAAATTTGAAGGCCAGTCGGCGAGTTATTAAACGACCATACATCATTGCCAAATGTTAATCCAGCAGCAGAAACCCTATTTGTTCCGGTGCTTCCGCCATAATCAAAATATACAGTTCCATCAGAATACGGTAAGTGCGCGTGAAATCTTTCTGCGTTAGCTAAAGAAGTTCCAAACGCAAGTGATTCTCGGTTAGTGCTATCCCTTTTGCGGTACAGTAATGTTGCACACGCTTGGCCAGTAGGTGTTTGTGCTGATGTTAATAGCTGAAACCCGTTAATACCGGCAGGCGGGGAATATTCAAGTCCATTTTTGCTCGGTGCAATCCGAGCAGAACCCCCAGTAAGCTGGGTATTACGAACAAGATTGACGTTCGGCGACGATCCAGTCCACGCGCCAACCAACCCCAGAGCAATTGGGTGGCTCCAATCAACCTGAACAGCCCCCTGCGGCTGCTGACGCAACTGAGGCGACCGAATCCTGCCGGCCCAATTCCGTACCAGCGAGACTGTCTGACTCTTGACTGTCGTCGGCCCACTCAGCAGATCAAACTTGATCGACCCAGAATCTTCTGGTGATTCAGCATCGAAGTTGAAATCGATATTCGTGCCAGCGCCGGGTTGTGCGACTGGCGATAGCGTCGTCTGGTAAACCTGCCCAGCGGATGATGAGAGTATGTAGTCGTTTCGGTCGCTGACGGTTTCGTCGAGCGCGGAGAATAGATTGCCGCTGGGCAGCGAAATTAGGATGGACTGCTGGGGCTTTAATAGCTGCCACCAGCCACCCTGAGATGACAGTGAAACAGCCTCGCTCTCAGTTAATGGTCGGTTCCAAATTGCAAGCACCAAGTGCGTACCGACAACCCCGCCGGCATTAACAGGACCATTTTTCCCGAGATACCAAGGCGAAGTGATAGTGGGAGAAGCGGCGACCGTGGACGAACTTAGTACATTTAGACCGTTAATATACGAACGAACGCCGCTTGAACTAGATATAGCTAGATATGCGTTTACTACACCAAGTAATTTAAATGAACCAGTACCTGAATAGTTTGTCCCGCCCCATCGAGGGGCCAACGTACCAGTTGGAGCGGCGCTAAAGTTTAATGGTAAATTGCCGCCGCCGCTGGTATTGTCCCTAATGTAAGCGTTCGAATAAGAATTTATATTAGCTACAGAGAAAACCGATATGGACTGCGCCGTTTCGGTCCGAGTTGAAAACATCCAATAGTCGGAATTCATAGTGCTATTTCTAGCACCAACTCCATTAAATGTTGACTGCCTAGAATAGCCAGTTGACCCAGATGCGATGCTCATAGAACTCATCGTGACCAAATCAAGCGGACTGGTCGGAGAGCTTTGAGAAAAATCATAAAACCGGACTAGCCCACGCGATAATGGGTTACTCCAATCAATCCGCACAGCCCCCTGCGGCTGTTGCCTCCAACGCTGACGAAGAAAATAGCTCAAGGCACCCTCACCCAGCCGGAATTGCTCAAGTCAGCAATCGGGCGAGAATACGAGAATGAGACTGGCAGGAAGACCGTCATCGATTTTTGTGGGGCAAAGAGTTGCCACGGGTTTGCAGAAAGCTCAGCAACCTCACCGTCTAGCAATGCTCGCTTCCAAGACGCGGACAGATATGTAAACCACAAATATGTTCCGGCGTCCTGCGTGAATCCTATACGAGACGGTCGCGCATACGTCCCCGCATAAGCAGCGCGATAGGTCGCATCAGATGTCGCTAGAATCCCGTTTATGAATAAGCGGGTTCCTATTCCAGGAGCCGACGTGATCATTAAGACGTTGATCTTGCGTCTTTCAATCGGTGTACTTGCCGTCAGAAGCGGAACATAATTTGCAACATAAGAGAGTTGCCCACTTGTATTGACGACGAGACTATCTCCATTACCCCCACCCCAAGACGGTCCGCGATAAAACGCGCTGCCCGTAAACGAATCGTATTCGGCAGACATCACGGACATTAGTGTCTGAGGGAATGTAACTCCAGATTGAAGGCCGTCCCAAGGATGTCTGATTGCGAGCCATTCAAAATATCTAACTGTGCGCCAAGCACGCGCGCCGCGAAGGCTGGCTATCGGCAATGTGTCGCTGTTCAAAAACTGTACTGGATAACGCTGGCTTGCGTTTTGCCCTCTGTGCAGCGGGGTTCCTGCCTGAACCATCTCGTAGGCAAAAGTCGAAGACTCGTTGATCCGCGCAGGATATTGCGGCTGCTGCCTCCAACGACGGGACAGGAATTGAGCCATCGCTCAGACCGCAATGCCCCAGACCTCTGCAATCTGAACGGCACCAGCAGTGAATGTCGCGCCGCTGTCGTTCTTGAATACGAGCTTGGTCTTGACGGGCAGAATCCCACCGTATGCAGCAGCCAGCGAGAAAATCTTACGGTGCGCGGCAGTATTCCCGACCAACGGAAGAGATCCGACAAAATGCATTTCCGCTTCGTCAGCAGAAGTCAAGCCAGAGTCACTGACAGACTTACCGAAGTTAGTGCCGTCGATTGAACCAACCGCAAAGATCACGCACTGCTCGTTGCCAGTCGTCGTGCCGCAGGTAATCGCAAGGTCGATCAGCACGTCGAGCGGGTCGTTTGTTGCGTGATTGATCTCGGCAGACGTGACATATGAGCCGGTTGTCAATGTCGCGAGACCTGTTACGGTAAGCGCCGCTGCTGTTTGAACGTGGGACTTAATATCTGCCATTTCTTTCTCTCAAAATTGGTTTCTCTTCGATGCTGATCTTTTCCGACTTAGTCGGCTCTGGATCACCGCACGACATCAGTGTCAGCAACAAAAGAAAAGCCAACAGTTTCATCAGGCCAGCGCGGCCTGCACGTCGTGCGGAAAGACAACCGGCAAGCCTAGAACCTCTGCGCGAGACGCGGGCTGGATCGCCATATCTTTGATGAGGTCCGCTTCTGCCTGAGTCAGCACCGCAGGCACCATCGCATCGAGCAGGCCGCGAGTATTTGGGTGACCGACATCGATGCCGGAGTCCTGCGAGACGAACTTCATCGCCCACTTCACAGCGGAATTTGATCCGGCCACAGCTTCCAGCTTGTCGAGGATTGCAGCGCCAGCAGCACCGTGGGCAGCAAGCACGCCGCGAGCGGTCACGAATTTCTCTTTGACCATCGAGAAGTCGCGCGCGTTCATCATGTTCGCCAGTACTCCTGGCGAATTGGAAAGAAAAGGCGCGTACCCGCGATTAAGCGGATCACTCATAAGCTCTGATTTGAGAGTAGTCATGATCAGCTAATCGTAAAAATGTCGTTCGTAGCGTTTGCCCAATCGATCTTCAGCTCGCCGCCGACGATGCTGCGGTCGCTGCCCAGGTCGACGAACGCAATCGCGCGAGTCGTAACCGACTCATAGATGATTGCCCACCTGGCATTCGTGAACCCCGAGGCGTCCTGCGCAATCGTGACGATGTCAGCGCGCAGAGTCGGCACGCCGCTCTGAAGCGCAAAGGTCTTAGTCGTCAACGACGGCCCGCCAGTCACATAGGACGTTCCAGTTGCGACCTGAGATGTCGACAAGTTTGTGGTGCCACCAGCACCCCAACGCGGGTCGGCTGTAGTGGCTACCGGGTCAATGCCCGAGTTTGCAGCAGACTTCACAAACGCGATCTTGAGCGTGTCAGCGCTCAGGTCGATCAGTTTTGTGCCGAGCGCCATCAGGCCAGCTCTAAAAATAACAACGTCACCGACTGCCATTGCGTCACCTCATCATTTGACAAATGAGAACAGCGCCAGCCTTTTGAGCCGGCGCCATCCTTCGCTGCTTAAGTCGCGGAGTGCGTGTATGCCTTGACCGCGCCGGAATCGACCAGGTTGCCGCCCATGCGCGCCCAGGCCAAGAATCCGACTTGTCCGAGCTTGGTGTAAGCCGAGTCGGTAAAACGGAACATCTGCACGTCCATCGCGTCGCGCACTTTGGAGTAGCTGAA